CTTGATTTTAAAATTGAGGGTAAAGGTATTAGATTTGGACTAACTGGAATTAAATATATTTCAGATAACATTGCAACCAAATATATTGCTGCACGTCCATTTACCTCTTTTAAACAAGTTGAAGAATTTACTTTTACAAAGGGTAATGGTGTAAATAGTAGAGCATTGCAAGCAATGAAGGGTGTTGGTGCATTAAACTTTGCAGATAATCCAACGGATGATAATGAAATTCGTGCTAATCTATATGAATATTTAAATCTTCCAGAGTTTAATATTTCTATTCCACAACACTACTATGCATATATAAATGATGTTGAAGAGTTTGAAGAAAAGGGTTCGTTTATTTTAATGGGTATGGTAAAATCAATTAAACGAGGAAAGGGTTGGTCAAGAGTTGAGGTTTTGGACAAGACTGGGTCTGTCGGTATATTTGATGATGAAAACACCACTATTGAGAGTGGTCGTACTTATATTATTCTTACAAACGATAATAGGATTGTGTCTGCAGTTCCTGTGGAAGAAATAAAAGATTCTAAAGGCGCACTTGTTAAGTTTTTAAATTACAAGATGTTGCCATATAAAGATGATGAAATGTTTGTTGTTTCCTTTAAGCCTAGAGTAACAAAGAATGGCAATAGGATGGCATCTCTTACAATTGCAGATGCATCGCGGGAATTACATTCAGTTACAGTATTTTCTACTTCTTTTCCTAAAGCATACATGAATATACAAGAAGGAAACGTATATAAGTTTGAGTTTGGAAAAACCAAAGATGGAACAGTAACAATGGAGGACGTAGTAAATGTTTGATAATTTAGCATATGAGTTACATAAAACAGCACAAGCAAAAAGGTTTTGGCCAGAAAAGGCTGATGATATTTTTATTGCCAAGCAGTGTATGATGATTGTTTCTGAAGTTACAGAGATAATGGAAGCAGTTCGTAAAAGTAAAGGTGAAGAAGAAATTGCTAAAGAGATAGCAGATGTTCTTATTAGAACATTAGATCTTTATGCTGGTATGAGAAAAAATGGATATCTTAATATTTCTTTAGATGAAGCGTTTGCAGAAAAAACACAATTTAATCAAACACGACCAGAAAAGCATGGGGTAAGATTTTAATGACAGTTTCAGTAGAAGAAGTATTGGCACAACTTAATCCTAAATTACGCAAGAGCGTAATGTCAGGAGATTCGGTTCCAGCCACAGAGTATGCAGCAACGCCTAGCATAGGTCTTAATAAGGCTTTAAACGGTGGTTTGCCATATGGTAGACAGGTTTTGATATGGGGATCTAAGTCGTCTGCAAAGTCTTCTTTATGCCTTCAGACAATCGCTTTAGCACAACAAGAAGGTAAGGTTTGTGCTTGGATTGATGCTGAAATGTCATATGACAAAGAATGGGCTAAAACATTAGGTGTAGATACTACTAAGTTAATTGTATCAAAGGCTAGAACAATAAACGAGATGGTAGATGTTGGAGTACAATTAATGGAAGCAGGAGTAGACTTAATTGTTGTTGACTCTATCACATCATTGCTTCCAGCAATATATTTTGAAAAAGATACAGATGAACTTAAGCAATTAGAAAACACTAAACAGATTGGTGCAGAGTCAAGAGATTTTAGTAATGCTTGGAAAATGATTAACTATGCAAACAATAAGGTAAAACCAACTTTATTTATTCTTATTTCACAATCAAGAAATAATATTAATGCTATGTATACTAGTCAACAACCAACAGGTGGTCAGGCTACCAAGTTTTATTCATCAACAGTTATTAAATTGTTTTCATCTGAATCAGACAATCAAGCATTGAAAGGAAAGATACATGTTGGAGATAAACTTATTGAGCAGAAGGTTGGGCGCAAAGTTAGGTGGGAGTTACAGTTTTCAAAAACTTCTCCATCCTTCCAATCTGGCGAGTATGATTTTTATTTTAGAGGTGATGATCTTGGTGTTGATACCATCGCTGATTTGGTTGATACAGCAGAAAGTTTAGGAATTATAAATAGAACTGGAGCCTGGTATCAACTTGAAGATGGCACTAAAGTTCAAGGCAGAGATGCTTTTGTAAATAAAGTTAGAGAAGAACTAGACCTACAAGATATGCTAAGAGATAAAGTAAAAAATGTCTGAAAAGTTTAAAACTTTTGTCGGACAATTTATATGTCAAAAATGTAATGAAGTTGTGGATACTTGTAGGCTTTGGAATGAAACAAAAGATGTTACATGGATGTGTTCTAAAAAACATATATCAAAAGTCAATATGATGCCTAAAACAAAAAAGGATTATGAAAATGAGTGAGCGCTCTGAGTCTAAAAGATTAAACGCTAAACAACATAAAAATTCTGGTAGAAATACAAAAAAGGGCGATGCTTCGTGGAAAGGGTTTACAGTAGATTTTAAAGAAAGCGCTAAATCATTTACATTAAATGCAGATGTTTGGGCTAAGGTGGTAACAGATGCAATTAAAAACAATAGCGATCCAGCACTTGTTATTGTTTTAGGAGAAGGAAACAAAAAAATAAGACTCGCTATAATAGAGATAGATGTTTTAGAACAAATTTTGAATGGTGTATAATATAATTATGTATTTTAAAAACTTAGAAAATAAAATTGTTAAGAATATACTATCTCAGGATCAAATTAATTTTTTATATAACATAATTAATAATTCACCTAAAAATAAATATGAACATGTTCCGCATCTTGGTCATACAACATATTATTCAGAATTTACTCCAGAGTTTAAAGAACACATACTTAATACTGTTCATCAAAATGTTAATGAAAAATTTATTATAACAGAAATGGCAATATCAAGATATCATACTGATAGTGGTTTTGTTCCAAAATTATTTCCACATTATGATCATTTTGAAGAGTCTAGATTAACATTTGATGTTCAAATTAACTCAAATATTGTTTGGCCAATAGTTGTTGAGGGAAAAGAATATGTTTTAAATAATAATGAGGCTCTTATTTTTTCTGGTACAGATCAAATTCATTGGAGAACAAGAAAAAAACTAACAAGTGAAGATAAAGTAGACATGCTTTTTGTTCATTTATCTAGAGTAGAAAATAATATTAAAATTACTGATGAAGAAAAAACTGAACGAGAAAATCGTTGTTTAGAATATAGACAAAAAGTATCAATACCTTTAGAACCACTAAAAGCATAGGAGTACAATGGAAAAAACAACACTTGAAATGATTAATGGTCTTTCAGAAATATCAGAATACATGGAAGATGAAGACTTAACAACTGCACTAACAATGATTGCAAAACTTATTATTAAACCAGATATTCCAATTCAAGTAGCAACTCTTGAAATTGTTAGACTACAAGCAATTGCTGCTAAGTTATCATTAAAAGCAACTTGGATGGCAAACGTAGATAAAGCAAATAGAGCAAAGAAAAATATATATTATACTGCTGCAGAGGCTGTTGGAGATCTTGTTTCTGCCCTGAAATATATAACCAGATAGTGTATAATTAATATAACACAAAGGACATAGGGTATAAAAATGACAAAAAGTTTATTACAACAAGTAATGGTTAAGGCAGCAAAATCACAAAATAATATAGATGTAACATCAGTTATTGAAAAAATAGAGTCTGGTTATATGGTTGGACAAGACCCTAAACATCAAAAAAAGAAAACATTTGCTCCATCTGGATTAGTTTATGGTCAGGGAGAATGTGCCAGGTATTGGTATCACGCATTTGATGGTGTTGTTTTTGAAAGCACAAACACTCCATTTTCAGTAGCAAATATGTCAAATGGATCTCTTTCTCACGACAGAATTCAAGACGCACTTCTTAAGTCTGGTATTGCTAAAAAGTTTGTAGATGATGATGGCAAAGAGACAACAGAGTTTAAGATTATTAGCAACGATCCTCCAATTTATGGTTATGGCGATGGAATAATTGAATGGAACAATGAAGAATTTGTCATTGAAATTAAAACAGTTAATAATGAAGGATTTGAATACATTAAAAAAACCAACAAAGCAAAAAGTTATCACATTGCTCAACTTTTAATTTATATGAAATTATTAAAAATGGGCAAAGGTCTGGTTATATATGAAAACAAAAACAATCATGAATTGTTTATTGTTCCCATTGAAGTAAATGATCATTATAGAGCATGGATTGATCAAACATTTGATTGGATGAGAACAGTAAAACAAGCCTGGAGGGATAGGCAACTACCACAAAAAACATACAGAGCAAATTCTAAAATTTGCAAAGGATGTCCAATACAAAAAGCATGTGCCTTGTCAGAACCAGGATTAATAAAAATTAATCCTCTGGAGCAATTGAGTGAAGCCATGTGAGTGGTGTGAGAATGAATTTTCTCCTGTAGTAAGTTATCAAATTTATTGCAGTCCAGAATGTCGCACTCAGGCAACAAAAATTAAAATTGCAGAAAAACAAGTAATTAATAAAAGAAGAAAAAGATATGGCAAAGATCGTAAATGTGCAAGGGGATGTGGAATTATTCTTTCGGCATACAATGATTCTAATTACTGTGAAAACTGTTCGATAGATAATAAAAAAGTAAATAAAGCACTAAGAGAACTTAAAGGATTTATAGAATATGAAGACAGGCGTTAAACCAGCAAAGTTTGTTGCTATTGATGCAAGCACAAACAGTTTGGCCTTTGCTCTTTTTGAGTTTGAACAAATTAAAAAACATGGCAAGATTAATTTTGAAGGCAAAGATATATATCAAAAATGTATTGATGCTTCTAAAAAAACAATAGCATTTTTAACTCATCCCATGTTTATTAATACAGACTCATTAATTATTGAACACACTGTGTTTATGAATAGCCCTAAAACTGCAGCAGACTTAGCATTAATTCAAGGGGCAATTATAGGTTCTGCTGGATATATAGGAATTCAAAATATAGCAAAAGTATCACCTATTACTTGGCAAAACTATATTGGAAACAAAGCATTGTCTAAAGAAGAAAAACTTATTATTAGATCAAAAAATCCAGGTAAATCAGATGCATGGTATAAGTCATATGAGCGTAACATAAGAAAAGAAAGAACAATAAGGTTTATTGAAGTTAATTATGATAAGATTATAGATGACAACGATGTAGCAGATGCTTGTGGCATAGGTCACTGGGGTCTAAATAATTGGGAAAAGGGAACTTCATAATGCCAGAATTAAACGCTAACATACCTCCAATAGAATGTTATGTTCGTGGTAACTTTTTAAGAGACCAAAAAGATTCACATGGTCAGTATTTTCCATGTGTTATTTTTGGAGTGTCTAGCATACCAAATAGAAGTCCTTTATTTCATTTTATGATGGAAGATGGAGGTCTTTGGTGGAGAATGCCAATAAACGCTTTTTGTACTGAACCTGGTATTAAAGAAGAAGATATACATAACTTAGTATTATGGAATTCATTTAGTCCTTTTATTACAGTAACAAAATTTTCAGGGCTTGCAAATTTAACAATGAATTATATGGATAGAAGAAAAAATAAAATACAAGGTAAATATTTATTTACTTTAGACTGGTATGGTGGAGATGGTAACAGTTTAGATGATGGTTATTCAGAAACTCCTGGGCAACATAAATGTGGACATGTTATTCAAAGATATGATGGTAATTTTGCTATTCAACCTAATAACCGTGTTTTTGTATTAGAACCGTCTATTACCACTAAGTTTGGTAAACCATTAATTCATAGATTAATTAATTCTACTCGTAAGTGGGACGTAGAAGATGCTGCCAAGTGGATTACAGAAGATTCTGACTCCTATCATTATGATGTTGTAAATAATGACGTTATAAGTGAAAGATTAAAATATATGGAGGAAAACGGTATATGAGCAATAGGGATTCGTTTAAATTTGAAGAAACTGATAATGATGTAGTTTTAACCGTTACTACAAGATGCCCCTCTAAATGGTTATTAATAGATAGAGAAACTGGTCAAACATATCAAGGAAATTCTGGCGGGTATTGGGATAAACTAAAAACAATAGAAAGGATTGACAAATAATATCATGGGTGCTAAACTATATATAAATGAAGCGTGGCTACGTAAAAGATACATTCTTGATAAAAAGTCAGTTTCAGAAATTGCTAAAGAATGTGAAACAAGTGCAGAAACAATTTATGTATACCTTGCAAAATTTGGATTAAGGAAGTCAAAACGATGAGCGATGATTTAAGAATTATTGTAGATCAAGTAAACCATCCAGAGCACTATACCTCTGACCCATCTGGTGTTGAGTGTATTCAGATTACTCGTCATAGAAATTTCAATGTTGGTAATGCTTTTAAGTATCTTTGGAGAGCAGGATTAAAAGATGAATCTAAGCATATTGAAGATTTAAAGAAAGCAATTTTTTACATACAGGATGAAATTAATAGGCTTGAGAGAAAAAATGGGTAGAAAAAAGAAAAGCCAGGTATTTGATAATGGTAAATACACAAAAGTAGGTACAATTACTATTGATGGTCATACTATTGAACAAGGTGAAATGATTAAAATTAAAGGTGAACACGGTTCTGTTTTTAAGTTTATGAATGTAACAAAAAACAATGATAATGGTTTAGAGTGGGTAGATTGCGTAGAGTATGAAAAAGGATTTCCTAGAGCAATGAGATCTTTTGGTAAAGAAAAGGTAAGGCGAATTTCCAAAAGGAGAAAACATGTCGAAAGATCTTGAAATTATAGAACATTTAGATGAAATAAATAAAGTTGTTGAAGAATACTTAAAGGGTAGCGATCCAACAAAAATATCTAAAGATTTAAGTATTCCAAGAACTAGGGTTGTTGCACATCTTAATGAGTGGAAAGTTATGGTATCTGCAAACGATGCTATTCGTTCAAGGGCCAAAGAAGCACTTGCTGCAGCAGATGCACACTATGGAAAACTTATTTCTAAATCATATGAAGTTATTGATGAAGCAACCATGAATAATAATCTTAGTGCAAAAACTGCTGGTATTAAGTTAGTATTAGATATTGAAGCAAAAAGAATAGAAATGTTACAAAAGGCTGGATTGCTTGAAAACAAAGAACTTGCAGAAGAGATGCTTGAAATTGAAAGAAGACAAGAAATTCTTGTTGAAATATTACGAGATATTGCAAAAGATCATCCACAAGTTCGTGATTTAATTATGCAAAGATTGTCTGACATTTCAAAGTCAGATGAGGTGATTACAATTGTCCATGATGTTCAATGATTTTCTTGAAGCATTACAAGATAATCCATTTGAAGAAAATCCAGTAGACACAAAAACGTTTGTAGAATCTACAGATTATCTAGGGCAACCACCATTGTCAGATATACAGTATGAAATTGTAGAGGCAATGAGTCAAGTATATAAAAAGGCAGACCTTGAGTTATTAATGGGCGCTGTCGAAGGAGCAAGATATTATGAGAAATACACTAAGAACGAAATTATTTTACAACTTGGGAAGGGTAGTGGCAAGGACTTCACTTCAACTGTGGCTTGTGCCTATATTGTGTATAAGTTACTATGTCTTAAAGATCCCGCAAGGTATTTTGGCAAACCGTCTGGGGACGCGATTGACCTTATTAACGTTGCTATCAACGCCCAACAAGCAAAGAACGTCTTCTTCAAAGGATTCAAAACAAAAATAGAAAAATCGCCTTGGTTTGCAGGAAAATATAATGCTAAAGTAGATTCAATTGAATTTGATAAGTCAATTACAGTTTATTCTGGACATTCAGAAAGGGAATCACATGAGGGTCTTAATCTTATCCTTGCAGTTCTTGATGAGATTTCTGGTTTTGCCAGTGAAGTTGGTACTGGAAATGAACAAGGAAAAACAGCAGACAACATATACAAAGCATTTAGAGGAACAATAGATTCACGTTTTCCAGATTTAGGAAAAGTTGTTTTGCTTTCGTTCCCACGATATCAAGGAGATTTTATATCACAAAAATATGATAATGTAATTGCAGAAAAAGATGTTGTACACAGAACACATAAATTTATTATTAATCCACTTCTTGATGAAACATCTGAAAATACTTTAAATATTGAATGGGAAGAGGACCATATTATTTCTTATAAGTATCCTGGAATTTGGGCACTTAAAAGACCAACCTGGGAAGTTAATCCAACCAGAAATATAGATGATTTTAAAATTGCATTCTATAATGATTATGGCGATGCAATGATGCGTTTTCTTTGCATGCCGACACATTCTTCTGATGCATTTTTTAAACAAAAAGATAAGTTAGAAAAATGTATGACATTAAGAAATCCAGTAGATGAGTTTAGAAGGTTTGATCCTGGATTTATTCCAGACCCAAACAAAACATATTACGTTCATGCTGACTTAGCACAAAGACATGATAAGTGTGCTGTAGCAATTGCACACGTTGAAAAATGGGTAAACCTACAAGTAATTAAAGATTATGACCAAGTAGCGCCAATTGTTGTAGTAGATGCAGTTGCATGGTGGGAGCCTAAAAAAGAAGGTGCAGTAAATCTTAGTGAAGTAAAAAACTGGATTATTAATCTTAGAAGATTAGGTTTTAATATTGGCAAGGTAACATTTGATAGATGGCAGTCTTATGATATTCAACAAGAACTTAAGGCTGTAAATATTAATACAGACACAGTGTCAGTTGCTAAAAAACATTATGAAGATTTGGCTATGCTTGTTTATGAAGATCGTATTGCTATGCCAAATATTCCATTATTATTAGAAGAGTTATCTGAACTTAAGATTATGAAAAACAATCGTGTAGACCATCCACGAAAATCTTCCAAAGACTTGGCTGATGCAGTTTGCGGTGCAGCCTTTGGTGCGATATCATATACTAGTAAAGAAAACAATCTTGAAGTAGAGGTTAGAACTTGGTCAAGTGCACACAAAGAAATGCAAAGGCAAAGACGGCAAGAATTAGAAAATGCAAGAAATAATGAAATGCCAGATGATGTAAAAGAGTTTTTGGGTAAACTCAATTTGCTATAGTTTGTGATATCTGCTATAATAGAATTCTGGCTAAAAGGTCAGATAATACATAAAACAAGGAGAAATGAATGAAATCATTCAAGAAGATTGCCCTTATCGTGTCTGCAGCACTTTTGGGTTCAGTCGCAGTAGTAACACCAGCACATGCTAATGTTCCTACAGTTGCTGTCACTGTTAATGCCGTTGTCGATAATGATGCAAATACTATTGCAGGTGCAGCAGTTGCTGCAGTTCCTGCAGATAACAAGGTTGAGGCAGCAGATGCAGTTAAGTTTGCTCTTACAAATATTGTTGCAGGAACTTCAGTTGTAGTTACAACAACAAAGGCTACTGTAGTCCCAGCGCTTCATACTGCAACAGTTCCAGTAACCTCAAAGTCTGGCTCAAACACTCTTACCATTAATGTTGGTACTGGTACAACAGCAGACTTTTTTGTTTACACAACAACCACTGAGGTCGGAACAGTTACCATTGTTAACGGATCAAACTCTCTTACATACTATGTAAAGGGTACAGCAGGTGGAGCATACAATCTTGATGCAACAGTCAAGTCTGATGTTAGCACTGCAAGCATTGTAGAAAACACTGTTAAGGTCACAGACATCTTTGGAAACATTGTTGGTGGAATTACACCAACTGTTACCGTCATCGGTGCAACTATTGAAGTTGCTGCTGGTGCATCTGATGCAACAACAGGTCTTTCAAAGTTCAGCGTTAAGTATCCAGCAACCGCTGGTCAATCAGCAATTAGCATTGCGCTTCCAGGTGTAATTGCTGATGTTGATGGTCTTGATGCTGCTAAGAAGTCAACCGTTAAGTTTGTTACCGTATCTGATCTTGCTTCTGAGGTAACAGCACTTAAGGCAGTTGCTGCAAAGGCTACAGAAGATCTTGGAAAAGCACAGGCAGAACTTACAAGTGAGAAGGCTGCACATGCAAAGACTAAGGCAGAACTTGCTCAGGCTCTAGGTAGTGTTGATCTTGTAACTAAGACGGCTGCAACAACAAAGGCTGCTTTTGAAGCAGAACTCGCAAAGGCAAAGGCTGACCTTGCAAAGTCACAGGCAGACCTTAAGGCCCTACAAAAGAAGTATGCTGCTCTTTTAAAGAAGAAGAAGTAGTATATCCGCCAAATGGGCAGGTTGAAATATACCTGCCCTTTGTGCTATAATAATATAGTATCTGCCTAACGGGGATACAAAAATAACTCGCTGAAAAGGAGAAAAAATGGTAACACAATTTGGTATGGATCTATTCAATGATCCTTTTTTTATTGGATTCGGAAGAAATTTAGAACGAATCAGCAGTAATAAAGATATCTTCGGAACTAACTATCCACCTCACAATTTAATTAAAATTGATGAGGATAACTATAGAATTGAACTTGCAGTAGCAGGTTTTTCTAAAGAGGATATTTCTGTAGAGTTACATCAAAATGAACTTACAGTATTCGGAGATAAAGAAAGTGATAATGATGCTTCTTTTGTTCATAAGGGCATTGCATCAAGAAACTTTAGAAAAATATTTGCTCTTGGAGAGTATATAGAAATTATAGAGGCTGAAATGAAAGATGGCCTACTAGTTATTTCTTTACAAAGAAAAATTCCAGAAGCAAAGAAACCAAAATCAATTAAAATCAAGTAAATTCACAGACCTGAGTATGTCTTTAAACTGCTCATTTTTTAATATAATGTTATAATAATCCTATCAGACTACCCAGTTTGATTAGGAGAGATAATTGAAACGGATTGCCCGAATCCTTGCAGTTTTATGTATGGTGTTTGCTACCTCATTCTTTGGCTTTATAGAAGATGCAGGGGCCACAAATACTAATGGCATAACTGCACAAGTATATAATTGCAACGGATTTAATGCTTCCCCTCCAAGACCATGTAATCAAAATGCTCCAATAAACACAACAACGGTTTCAGAAATTAATTTTCAATGGGGTTCAGGCACAATATTAAGTAATATATCTGAAGATGTAGAGGTTAAATTTACTGGCTACATAATGTCTCCTACAACAAAAACAGTTACTTTTTATGCACCCGCAGACGATGGTGTTCATTTCACCTTTAATGATGCCGTTTTAATTAATGACTGGGTAGATAAAGGTGGCGGAGGAAGCATAAGTCAGCCAGTAACATTACAAGCAAATACACCTTATCCGTTTACCTTTTGGTACTATGAAAACGGTGGTGGAGCGAATGTCTGGTTATATTGGAATGATGGATCTGGAGATCAAATTGTCCCTTCTTCGGTATTTTATTTAACAGA